GGCGTCGACAACAGACACGAATTCACCGTTAGGCCCCTAAATGCCCACCACCCGCGAAACCATCCTGACCGCCCTGGCGGACCTGCTCAGGACGATCCCGCATGTGCCAGTTCTGCGCGGGGAAGTCTTGCCAGAACGCATCCCGCCCGCAGGTCTCATGATCTTGCGCGACGGCACCCCGGGCGAACCGGGCGTGACGTTGTCGCCGCTGACCTATCATTTTCAGCATCGGGCTGAACTCGAGATGATCGTGCAATCAGCAACGGATCGGGACGCCCTTTTCGACGCACTTGTCGCTCAGATCGGCGCGGTAATCGCCGCAGACCGAACTTTGCGAGGTCTATGCGACTGGGTCGAGCCGGAGGCTGCTGAACCTGTCGATCTTCCAGTCCAGGGCGCCGCCTCTCTGAAAGCCGGAATCATTCCGATCACCCTCCACTACGCGACCAGTGACGCACTGGGCTGACGAGACCAATTCAAGGAGTATCACCATGGCACGAGCCCAAGGGGCGCGGGCGCAAATGGCGCTTGCGTTCGAGACGACTTATGGCACGTCGCCTGCGAGCGGCTACACCAAGATGCCTTTTGCCAGCACGACGCTGGGGGCAGAGCAACCGCTGCAGACATCGGAACTGCTGGGCTATGGCCGCGATCCGCAGGCCCCGATCAAGGATGCAGTGACGGCGGATGGCGATGTGGTCATCCCGATTGATGCTGAGGCTTTCGGCTTCTGGCTGAAGGCTGCGTTTGGGGCGCCCATGACCACGGGCGCGGAAGCGCACTATAGCCATGAGTTCCGCTCAGGAAACTGGGCGCTGCCGTCGTTCTCGGTCGAAACCGGGATGCCCGAGGTGCCGCGCTATGCGATGTATTCCGGCTGTATGGTCGATAGCCTGAACTGGCAGATGGCGCGCTCTGGGCTGCTGACGGCCACGACCAGCATTGTGGCGCAGGGCGAGACCATCGCGACGAGCAACGCGGCAGGCACGCCCGCAAACATCGCGCTGAAACGCTTCGGGCATTTCAACGGAGCGATCACCCGGAATGGGGCGAACATCGGTAACGTGGTCTCCGCCGACCTGACCTATGCCAACAACCTCGACCGCATCGAGACGATCCGGGCCGACGGCAAGATCGATGGCGCAGACCCGTCCATTGCGGCCCTGACCGGCAATGTCGTTGTCCGCTTCGCTGATCAGACGCTGGTGCAACAGGCGATCAACGGCGAGGCCTGCGAGCTTGAGTTCTCCTACACGCTGGCAACCGGCGAGAGCCTGACCGTTACGGCCCACGCTGTTTACCTTCCACGCCCGCGGATCGAGATCTCGGGCCCGCAAGGTGTACAGGCCACCTTTGATTGGCAGGCGGCCAGCGATCCCGTCGTGGGCCGGATGTGCACCGTCACCCTGACCAACGCCCGCGAGGTTTACTGACCATGTTGCGATTGAATCTCTCTACTGAGCCGCGCTGGCTCGACTTGGGTCATGGCGTTCGCCTGCTGGTGGAGCCGCTGACCACCGCCATCATGTTGGCCGCACGGAGCGATCCGACGATCATCGCAGCAGCAGCAGATTCTGGAGGCAGCGCCTCCAACGATGACCTCGCGCGCATCGTGGCCAAGGCCGTTGCCCGCATCGTCGTGAAGGATTGGGAAGGCGTGGGCGATGAAGACGGCAAGCCACTGCCTCTCACGCCCGAGGGCATCGACGCGCTGCTAGAACTCTGGCCAATCTTCGAGGCTTTCCAAACCCGCTACATCGCAGGCGCGCTTATTCTGGATGCGGAAAAAAACGCCTGACCGCTCTCGCCGACTGGGAGTTCGGCGGGGGCGGTGACTATTGCGCCGCATGCCTATCCGTTTGCGCGGAATGCCCGCGCACTTTGTATAAACCTCTCACCCTGGAAGGCTGGCAGGTCTGGGATCTGGTACAGCGCCTCGGCGGACAGGTTCGGGTGGCTGGTGGCATGAGCGGCAGCGCTGTCCTGGGCTGGGACATGGGCGCGGCCCTGCAACTCGGCGCCGCACTCGGGCTCCCGCCCCTCATCATCGCGGAACTCTTGCCTCCCATTGAGGCCGTGATGGTGCGCAAGACCAACGAAGAGATCGAACACCGACATGGCTGAGAAAAAGGTATCCGTCCGCCTCTCCGCGACTGGTGGGCGCCAGGTGCGTGCCGAGTTGGAAGGCGTCGGCGAGGCGGGTAGCCGTGGCTTGGGGCGTCTCTCGCGCGAGATGGACCAGGCCAACGCACGCATGGCGGCTTTTGCCCGCCGGGCCCGGATCGCGGCGACTGCTGCTGCGACTGCCTTGGCCGGTGCCGTTGTCGCCATGACCCGTTCGACGGTTTCCGCCGCCAACGAAATCGGCCAACTCAGCCAGGTGGCGAATGCGACCCCAGAGGTCTTCCAGCGCTGGTCGGCGGCCTCGGCCACTGTGGGGATCGAGCAAGAGAAACTGGCCGACATCCTGAAGGACGTGAACGACCGGGTGGGAGACTTCCTGCAGACGGGCGGCGGTCCTATGGCGGATTTCTTCGAGAACATCGCGCCAAGGGTGGGCGTGACGGCAGACCAGTTCGCCCGGCTCTCGGGGCCGGAATCGCTGCAACTCTATGTCGACAGCCTCGAGCGGGCGGGCGTCAGCCAACAGGAGATGACCTTTTATCTCGAGGCCATGGCGTCCGACGCCACGCGGCTGATCCCGCTCTTGCAAAACGGTGGCGCGGAGATGACCCGGCTTGGAGCACAGGCGCAGGCGCTTGGGGCGGTGCTCGATGCGGACGCGATTGCCGCGATGCGTCGATCCGAATTGGCGCTGGTCAGCATCGGCCAGGTGTTTACTGGAGTGCGCAACCGGATCGCTGTCGCACTAGCACCCACACTGGAGGCCGCGGCCAACGCCTTTGTATCTTTGGCGGTCTCGACCAGCCCGATCAGCCGAGCCTTCGATGCGGTACTCGCCAATCTCGACCGATTGGCGATCTACGCCGGGACCTTTGCCACATTCCTCGCCGGACGTTGGGTCGCGGCGATGGCCGCCGCGGCGCTCTCTGTCCGAGGCCTCGCCACCACGCTGGTGGTCCTGAAGGGCGCGTTGATCCGCACCGGCATTGGCGCGTTGATCGTTGGCGCAGGCGAGCTGGTTTATTGGTTCACCCGGTTGGTCTCCGGCGCAGGCAGCTTCGGTGAGGCGATGCGGCTTTTGAAGGATGTCGCCGTCGAGGTCTGGGACCGGATCAAGATGGGCGCCAATGCCGCGGGATCGCGCGCCACGACCATGTTTTATGATCTCAAAGCCGATGCCGCGACCGGCATGGCTGGGGCCATAGAGAGCGTCGTGGCTTTTGGCAACACGACGGCGAATACCTTCGAGGGTGCACTCTTGGCCGTCCGCGAAATCTGGTCGCGCTTGCCGGATGTGATCGGCGACCTGGTCTTCTCGGCTGCCAACCGCATGCTCGACGGGATCGAGGCCATGCTGAACGGCGCGATCCGCCGGATCGACGCCTTCACCGGGCGCATTCGCGATGCACTGGCCGCTGTGGGCATTGAAACGACCTTCGGCGAGATTGGCGAAATCAGTCTCGGCGATATTCCGAACCCCTTCGAAGGCGCCTCAGCCGATGCTGGAACAGCCGCAGCAGAGGCGTTTCGGCGCGCATTCGAAGATAACCCGCTCACGGCCCCCGACCTCGGCCTTGATGGCATTGCGGCGGATTCACTGGAAACGGCCAATATTTACCGGCGTGCCGCCACGGACCTCGCGAATGGCGCGACGGCACCGCTTGTCTCCTGGGGCGCGCTTCGCGATGCCGTTGCGGGCACCGGCGAAGAAGGCGCGGCTGCGCTGGATGAGGCGACTGCCTCAGCAGATCGTCTGTCGGATGCCATGGGGCGCGCAGGAGGGGCAGCGGGCAGCGCCGGGGATCGGATCGCCACTGGGTGGCGCGCGGTCTCAGAATCTCTTCAAGCCTATGCCGCAGATGCCCTGAACTGGGGCAGAGGCCTCGGCGAAACCCTGACCGGTGCCTTCAGTGGCGCAGAAAGCGCATTCCGAAGCTTCGTCGAGACCGGCAAGTTCGACTTCAAGGGCCTCGTCCGCTCGATCCTGGCGGACCTTGCGGTTCTGTCGTTCAAGCGCGCGGTGCTGGGGCCCATCGCCTCGGCGCTCTCTGGCATCTTTGGTGGCGGGTCCGTCGCGGCGGCCGTCTCGCATGCGGGCGGCATCGTTGGGCTGTCAGGCCATATGCGGCAGGTGCCCGCGATGGCCTTCGCTGGTGCCCCCCGGATGCATTCCGGCGGTTGGGCGGGTCTCCGCCCCGACGAGGTCCCGACGATCCTGCAGCGTGGGGAACGGGTGCTCAACCGGCGCGAGGCGGCTAACTATGGCCGGGGCGGCAGCACTGGATCGGGCGTAACCGTGAACATCGACGCGCGCGGGGCGCAGATGGGTGTGGCCGAGCAGATCGATGCACGGCTTCGGGCTGCCATCCCGGAGATCGCCCGTATCGCGAAAGAGAGCGTGGCCGATGGGCGACGCCGGGGTCAGGTGATCTGAGATGGCCATTCCTGTCTTGCCGCTGACGCTCGTCACCTCGCTCGAGCGGCGATTGGTTACGTCTGTCGCCGAGGCGCGCTCGCCCTTTACCGGCACGTCCCAGATCCAAGATTGGGGTGCATCGTGGTGGGAATACCAGATCGAGATGGCGGTGACCCAAGGGGCTAATGCTCGGCGGCTTTCGGCCTTCTTCACCGCCCTTGGTGGACTGCGGGGCCGGTTCCTGTTCCCCGATCCATCGATCGAGGTGCCGTTGGCGGCGGGCAATCCCTACGTCACCGAGGCGCAGGTTGCGGGATCATCAACCCTGCGCACGGCCGGATGGGGACTTGGGCTGCGCGCCGGGGACTTCTTCCAGCTGGGCAGTGATGCCACCACGCGGCTTTATCAGCTGACGGCGGATGTGACGCCCATCGGCAGCGAGGCCACGCTCGCCTTCGTGCCGCCGCTCCGGGCCTCAGTCCCGGTCGGCACGCTTCTCGGCCTTGATGCCCCGTCGGTCCTGTTGCGGCTAACGGCCGCGGTCCCCTCGGTCATCGGTCGGGCGGATCAGTACCGCTTCACGATCTCCGCCCGCGAAGCCCTTTAACCAGCGAGGGCCCTCTGATGAGCCGTGATTTGACCCTCGCCTTCGCCACTGCGCTGGCCGATCAAAGCCTGCGGCCTGTCATCTTCTTCGAGGGCGAGTTTGCGACGGGCTGGGTTCGGATCTGGTCAGGTCTGGGAGAAGTCAGCTGGAACAGCCAAATCTGGGCGGGGGCTGGGTCGCTCTTGGGCCTTGGCTCCCTAGACGAAACCGGCGAGGTCGTGGCGGGCGGCACGGCGGTGTCGCTTTCCGGCGTGCCGCTGGACCTTGTGCAAATGGCCATTGATGAGGCGCGTCAGGGTCTGCCGGGCAGGATCTGGCTGGGGCTTATGGCCGAAGATGGCAGCATCATCGCTGATCCGGTTCAGGCCTTCTCGGGCCGGCTCGATGTGCCAGAAATCAAGGATGACGCCGACACCTGCACGATCACGATCAGCTATGAGAGCCGGTTGATCGACCTGACCGTGGCGCGGAGCTGGCGCTACACCCTTGAGAGCCAACAGGTGCTGTTCTCCGGCGATCTCGGTTTTGAGTACGTCACAGCGATCCAGGACCGCGAAATCACCTGGGGGCGCGGATGATGCGCTCCCGCGTTGACCACTGGGAACGCCTGCTTGCATCGGCGATCGATACCGCTCGGGCAAAGCCCTTTGTCTGGGGCGTCCACGATTGCCCGACCTTCGCTTTTGAGACGCGCATGATCCTGACCGGCGGTGCGGATGTCGCGGCCCGCTGGCGCGGGCGCTACACCACCGCGCTCGGCGGCGAGCGTGTTATGCGCCGCCTGGGCTGGGCCTCGCTTGAGGACATGGGCCGCACTCTCTTGGGCGAACCGCGCCCCGCTGTTCTTCTCGCTCGGCGCGGCGATATCGTTCTGGCCGACACCGGTCTTGGCTTCGGCATTTGCACTGGGGCCAGCGCCGTCGGCATGGCGCCCGCGGGCCTTGTGACCGTGCCGTTGACGGCTTGCCGGCGCGCATGGCGTGTTTGATCTGAACATGGAGCAACTATTCACCAAGTGCGCGGCCCAGGCCTCCCTTCCCGGACCGCGCGAAGGGTCTAACGTGGACCTGGCGGTTCGGCAGCTTGGGACTGCCGGGTCCAACGTTGCCCTTATCCAGCCACACAACTTCAGTTCAGCGCGCATTTTCTTGGCTCTGCTGGCGCCCTGATGAACGTTGAGTGGCTAAAAACGTGGCTCTGATCATTCCTTGGTCAACAGCACTTCAAATAATTCGTCCTTGACGGGGTACGATGACACCTAACGTATCGGACTCTCCATGCCTTTCATCGTGACAGCCGTCACCGCGATCGCGGGGGCGATCAGCGGCGTATTGGCTGCGGGCGGCATTGGTGCCGCGCTCTTGCGGATCGGAGGCACGCTGCTTCTGTCATACGCGGCGCAGGCCCTGATGCCAAAGCCGCAAACCACAATGCAGCCGCGGACGGTGACGATCCGCGAGCCCGTGGTGCCGCGCGATCTCGTCTACGGCCGCACGCGCAAGGGCGGGGTCATCGTCTTTCTGCACTCCTCGGGGTCGGACAACAAGTTCCTCGATCTGGTCATCGTGCTGGCCACACATCGGGTCAAATCGATCGGCGCGATCTATTTCGAAGGCGAAGTGGCTGTGAATGCCGCCGGGACTGCGCAGGGCCGCTGGGCCGGAAAGGTCGTCGTCGAGAAGAAACTGGGGGCCGCCAACCAGACCGCCTTCGCCGGCCTCAAGGCAGCGTTGCCGGACAAGTGGACAGAGAACCATCGGCTGCGGGGCTGTGCCGCGATCCGGTTGCGCCTCACCTATGACCAGGACGTCTTCCCGGGCGGGATCCCGAACATCACGGTCGATCTCGAGGGCAAGGACGACATCTGGGACCCGCGGACGCAAACCGCGGGCTATTCGGAAAACCCCGCCCTTTGCTTGGCTGATTACATGGCTAATCCGACCTGGGGCATCGGCGCGCGCATCGGCCAACCCGACGGGATTGACGAGATGTCCTTGGTCGAGGCGGCGAACATCTGCGACGAGACCGTTCCCCTCGCCGGAGGTGGATCGGAGCCGCGCTA